GAGCTCGATGACGATTTTGGATACACACAGATATTCAAGACAGCGGCAGAAATGTCGAATACTGCGATTGCTACAAAGTATCGTGGTTATGACAATGAATGGTCTCGTATCTGGAGTTTGAAGCTTAGAGAACACAAGGTTGACATTGAAAGGGCTATGCTCTTCAGTCAGCGTTCTCGGCAAGGTAATTCTCAATTAACCGATGGAATAGTAGGTCAGATTATCAGGACTGTAACACCAACGGACGGTGCAAACAATTTCTCCTATTCAAGGGGAAGTAGCTATTTCAAAACAACTACTGGTGCTCAACTAACATATGATATGTTGCTTGGTGATTTGGAAGTTGTATTTGACCCTGCTCGCGGTGGAAGCTCACAGAAGTTGTGTTTAGCAGGACTTCCAGTGATTTCTTACTTGAATAAAGTAGGAAGTGGCGGTTTCTTGTTCAATAGCACATCTATGCGTGTTGGAGATGATGAAACAGCAGGGGCAGGAAATGTCTCTATGAATTTCAATCTTGAACCACGACAGAGTGCTTTCGGGCATAAAATCATGGAACTGGATACGATTCACGGTTCATTGGCTATTGTTAAAGAGCCGATATTTAGAGGTTACGCAAGTGGATTAATGGCAATTGCCGACATGAACCATGTGTCTTATAGACCATTGGTAGGTAATGGCGTTAATCGCGATACTCATATTATAACTAACGTACAACAAGCTGACGAAGACCTTCGTAAGGATATGATTCTCACGGAAGCTGGACTTGAAGTCACAGTTCCTGAAAGTCATGCTCTGTACAGCTTTGAAGACATTTAAGGAGGTTATGAATAATGAGAAGTGATTCATTGAATAAAAGCAGTGGTTCTTATCGTAGAGAAACACAAGCAGTTGAGCAAATAGATAATGTTGCGGCAGTAACAAGAACATTGTTAGCATCGGAATCTGGGACTTTATTTCAAGTAGATATGTCTACAGTAGATTATGATGTAACATTAACTCTTCCCGCAGTATCAACTTCAGCAGGAGTATACTATGATTTTTGTTTCACAGTCGATTCTGACGATGATGCAGATTTTATTGTAAAAGCTGATGCGGCTGGGACTGATATCTATGGTGGCATTATTACCCTTGGGGCTAATAGTACAGTAGATGCCTTTGCTGGTGTTTCAACAATAACAGTAGATGGCTCTGTTGCTCAATCAGCAGAAGGTATGAAGTTATCTTTTCTATGTGATGGTACTAATTGGCACTTGAGTGGTCATATAATGACTGCAGTCGGTACAGTTCATCTAGTAGGTGCCGCTGGCGTATAATAATCCGAATAAATAAGGATTAGCAGTATTTGGGTACTGTGGGAGCTGTCAAAAAAAGGCGGCTCCCGAAACCCTTGAAGAATTATGAAGAATTGTATGCATTGTGAAACGCCCAACCCTGATGGTTGGTTTTACTGCAAGACTTGCGGTAACAAAGCTTCTGAACCGAAGTTTACAACCAATATGTATATGATTAGTGAAATGGGCAAGAGAACTGATGTAGAGTTCTCAGCAACCACTATGGATAAGACCATAGAAAGGGCTAAGAAAGAAAGAAGTCAACAGGGTAGACAGTTCTGGGAAGGAAAACTAAAAGAATTTAATAAGGGAAGATATGCCTAGAGTAAAAACAAAATCTGGCAAGGTAAAGCATTACCCCTATACAAAAAAGGGTAAAGCCGCCGCTAAGAAAGCCAGAAAACGAGTTAAGAAGAAATCCCGTAGAAGGAAGAAGAAATAATGGCTACTCTTAAAGTAAAGATACAGGAAGATATAATTCTTGATAATCAAGACTATGGTTCTAAAAGAGTTTTGGAAATTTCAAGTGTGAATGAAATAGTTAAAAGAGTAGTAACCGCATCAACAACTGAAGCTGGTCTCGTAGGTTTTTTATCAGCACTAAGTAGTGTTGGAGTTACTGCTAATAAAGTTGGTTATATGGCTGGTATCTTTGATGATGGGGATGTAAGGTATATGAGGATTACTAATTTAGATAGTAGTAATCATATAATGTTGACATTTAGAGATGAAGATAATACAGAATTTAGAGTCAAGGTTGACGCAGGACATTCATTTATATATCCCGGTGACAATAGCGGAGGATTTGTGGATACTATGAAGGCTAGTGGTTCTGCTTTATCTAGTGGTCTTGCCGATTTAGTAGATATTACTGTTGATGCTGATACAGCCGCTTGTGATGTTGAAGTTTTTGTAGCGAGTTCCTAATGGCAACTTTTGAAGCACAAGTAGAAGGATTAACAAGTTTAACTATTAGTAGTAGTGGAACTGCTCCAACTCAAACTGAATTGACTCAGTTTCTTACAGATGGTGCTAAAGAAGTGATTAATAGTTTACCCGGACATCTTTTACCACTGTGTGCAACATCGCAATCTTTTACTTCAGGAACGGTGGATAAATTAAATACTGGTAAAATATTGAATGTATTCAGGAGTGATGGCGATATTAACCAACCATGCAGGAAGATACCCGCTAAACAGAAAGGCAGGGTATCAGACCCTGAAGATATGGCTTACGCCACTATTACTGACCCGATTTATTATATAGATAATAATTCATTAGATGTTTTACCGGCTGGCGGTTCATGCACTTATTCTGAAGTCCAATACCCAGCAGTGGCTTATAGTGATTCTACTATTACAGAAAGCACTGTAACTGGAATAACGGCTACTAAAGCTAACCCAGCGGTTTTCACCGCCTCGTCTCATGGATTTAGTGTAAATGATATTTTAGAATTAAGTAGTTTTACAGAAATGTCAGAACTAAATGATATAACAGCTAAAGTAGCATCTGTGCCAAGCGCAAATACTTTTACGCTTACTGGAATAGACTCATCTAACTATGGAGCCGCTGAAACTACTGGCGCAACTGCTGTAAAGAGCACAGGTTTTCCAGATGAAGCTGAACATCTTGTTGTCTTATATGGTTCTGTAAAATCAATACAGAATGTATTGGGTAGCAGGTCTTCCAATTCTGATATAACAACTGCTTTTGGATTATTAAAAGATGCGGTAGACCAAGCGGCTACAGCGGCAAGTAAATTTGAGGAGGCTGATTCAGACTCTATATTTGGAGATGAGGATGTATTTGATACAGCGGCTTCACAGCTTACAAGGGTTAAAGATGCGCTTAATAATGCAGAGAAAATAATTGATGATGGTGCTAATTCCCCAACCGGTAATGCGGCTGGCGATGCGGCAACATATTTATACACTGATGAGGATACTGAGCTTTTGAACGGTGCTATTAATATAGCAAGGTCTGAGATACAAAGAGCCCAAGTCCACATTCAGGAATGGACAGCTATTGGAGATATGAGGGTTAAAGAAATAAATGCGGCTTTATCTGAAGCTCAGGGCTATGCCAATGAGATACAGGCTAGGTTGCAGGTAGATACTGCCCAATATAGCTGGTATGAAAAACAGCAGGCTAAGTTGCAGGCTGATTACGATAAAGGATTGCAGGCGTTAGGATAATATGGCAGTTCATAAAATATCAGTGAAACAGCTCTTAAGCAGGGTTCGTCAGGTCTTTCCTGATACCCCTGAAGCTTATTTGATTAATCTTTTGAATGATGGTCTGGTTGAGGTCGGGATGTACAGCACTAAGCCGGTACAGGCTAAGATGACAACAGTAGCAGACCAGATGTTTTATGATATTAGTGATTCTGCTGAAGATTCCAGCGGGAATAAGCTGGAAGCTAATAAGGTTTACAGGGTAGATTTAATGGACGATGACGGCGATTATATCCAGATACCGCGGTTATTGGATAAAAATATTTTACTAATGGATGCTGATTCAAGCGAATCTGCACTCACAGTACCGGATAGCAAGTAATGGCAAGCAGTATTAAATATCCAGACAGTTCAGCAGTATGGTATATCGAGGGCGATAAGTTTGCACTGATTACTAATGTTGATGCCAGTGGAAATACCAGAACTACTGCCCGTAAAACGTGGAAAGCTATTGGCGAAGCTGTCACAGATGGCGTACTGCTTCATTATTATGGTGAGCCTAACAGAGTTAGAACCATTAATGATGAGATAGACCTAGATAACAGTCTGCACCTTTCTTTAGTGGATTACATTAAACACAGGCTTTATCTGGATAAGGCTGGTGTGAGCCCCGATGCCGGTATTTCACAGGCTTCAATGCTCGTATCAACTAGCCATGAGAAAAAATTTAGAGATGCCGTTGCAAGATACGGCATGAGAAAACGAAATAAGACAGGGGGCACTAGGGCAATAGTACCCTCAGACTTTAGATAAACTCGGATAGGGAGCATTCTCGCCCCGCAAGCTGAGTAAACATAACAGGAGAATAAGATGGCAAATCTACAAAAATACAGAGCACACGAATCGCTTAATGCTGACTCAGCCGCAGGCTGGGATGTACAAGAAGAGGTTACTGTTGGCTCTGCCGCCACATCAGCCAATGTGAGTGGGTATAATACTATTCATATTCAAACCAGTGAACCGATATATTTTATGTTCACTACTGTTGCACATGGCACTACAGATTCGGTAGACCCAGACCAAGATTTATACTTAGCTGGTGGGGATACAATATATTCATTACGCATTCCAAGTGCTTTGGGTAATACTGTATATATCCAGTGGGAGCGTAAAAGCTCTGATTCCACTGTCAGATACGTACTGGCTTAGGGGGTTATTATGAGAAGTACAATTATATCAACAACGTCTGACCATATAGCTTCAGGCGGTACAATAACTGGCGACCTGACCATTTCAGGTGATTTAACTGTAGAAGGT